GAGGAGAACAGTCTATACAGAAGTATAAAGACGAGCTTTCTATAAACGGGGATTTGTCATATTTAAACTTGGATTGGAAGCCAGTACCGATTATCCCTAAGTTTGTGGATATCGTGGTTAACGGTATGTCTAATAGGTCTTTCAATATTAAAGCGTATTCGCAAGATCAATATGGCGTAAGCAAGAGGACTGAGTACATGGAGTCCATTATCCGCGATATGGAAAGCAAGGAGTTTAACGACCAAGCTGCCCAGTTGTTTAATATGGATCTTTATGAAAACAAAAAAGAAGATCTACCTGACACCCAGGAGGAGTTAGATATACACATGCAGCTTAACTATAAGCAAGCTGTAGAGATAGCAGAGGAGCAGGCGATAAATGTTTTGCTCGATGGTAATAAATACGATACCACCCGCCAGAGGTTGCTATACGATCTAACTGTTTTAGGTATGGGTTGTGTAAAGACAAACTTTAACTGGAGCGACGGCGTGACAGTAGAGTATGTAGACCCAGCTAATATCGTGTACTCTCACACTGATTCACCTTACTTTGAGGATATATACTATATTGGCGAAGTAAAAACTATACCTATTAACGAGCTTGCTAGGGAGTTTGACACCCTAACAGAGTACGATCTAGAGGATATACACAAAAACTCTTCCAAGCGTACTGGAAGAAATGTTTCTATAGAAGTAAACGATAAAAATAAAGTACAGGTTTTATACTTTAATTTTAGAACGTATATGAATGACGTTTATAAAGTTAAAGAAACCGGTAGCGGAGGTGATAAAGCTATTGAAAAGCCAGACACATTTAATCCGCCAGAAGATAAAGAGGGTGGATACTCTAGGCTACAAAGATCTGTAGAGTGTGTTTACGAAGGGGCTATAGTACTAGGTACCGATAAGCTCCTCAAGTGGAAGAAGGCCGAGAACATGATGCGTAGTAAGAGTGATTTTAACAAAGTTAAAATGAACTACTCTTTAGTAGCGCCAAGAATGTTTGAGGGTAGAATAGAATCTATCGTTAGTAGAATTACTGGGTTTGCTGATATGATTCAGTTGACCCACCTTAAGTTACAGCAAGTGATGTCGCGCATGGTGCCGGATGGCGTATACCTTGATGCTGACGGACTTGCTGAAATTGATTTAGGTAATGGGACTAATTACAATCCACAGGAAGCGCTTAATATGTTCTTCCAAACGGGTTCTGTTATAGGTAGGTCTTTTACAGGCGATGGAGATCCAAACCCTGGTAAAGTACCTATTCAGCAAATAGCTAGTAGCGGTGGCCAAAACAAAATAGGTAGCCTTATTCAGACGTACAACTACTATCTTCAAATGATAAGAGATGTAACTGGTTTGAATGAAGCTAGAGACGGTAGTATGCCAGACCCTAAGTCGTTAGTAGGGGTTCAGAAAATGGCGGCGGCTAATTCTAATGTAGCAACTCGCCACGTGCTTCTTGGTTCTTTGTTCTTAACGGCTGAGGTGGCAGAAGCTCTTTCGCTGCGTATATCAGATATACTGGAATACTCGCCTACGGCAGACGCGTTTGTTCAAGCAATCGGCGCGCACAATGTAGCGACTTTAAAAGAGATGGCTGAATTGCATCTATACGACTTTGGTATATTTATAGAGTTAGAACCAGATGAAGAGGATAAGCAATTGCTAGAGAATAACATCCAGACGGCCTTAGCTCAACAGCTTATAGACTTAGACGATGCTATAGATATTAGGGAAGTTAGAAATCTTAAACTAGCTAATCAGCTACTAAAGATAAAGAGAAAAAATAAACTTGCCCGCGATCAGAAGATGCAGCAAGAAAATATACAGGCTCAAGCGCAGGCCAACAGCCAATCGCAGCAACAAGCCGCACAAGTTGAGATGCAAAGAGATCAAGCTCAGTCTCAAGCTAGTCTGCAGTTAGAAACAACAAAGTCTGAGGCAAAACTTAAGCACCTACAAGAAGAGGTTAGACTTAAGAAAGAGCTTATGGCTTATGAGTTTGAGTTAAACCAGAAAATTAGAAATCAAGAATCTATAGAGAAGAGGGATTCTGAAAAACGTAAAGAAGAAGGGTTGGATAAGCGTGAGGTAATGAAGCAAACAAATTCACCTAAACCAGCTAAAAAGTTTGAGTCTTCAGGTAATGATATACTAGGAGGCGGAATGGGATTAGATAAGTTCAACCCGCAAATTGGGAATTAATTATATAATATTTTATCATGGGAAAAGCAAAGAAAAAGGATACAATCGAAGAGGTTGTAGAAGAGACCACACAAGACGAGGTTGTAGAAGAAAAACAACCTGAACTTGACTTAGAAAAATTTGAAAGTAAAGATGACCCAGACGTCATTAAAGTTGATCTATCTAAACCACAAAGTAATGAAACTGAAGACGATAACAGCGACGACACAGGAGTGGTTGGAAGCGATGAAAGTTCCACCACCACACAAGTTGAAGAAGAAGTACAAGAGAGCGGAGAAACACCGGAAGCTCCAGTACTAGAAGAGGTTACAGAAGAAGAGCAGGCTGAGGCTAGTGAGTTGGCCGAAGAGGCTAACGAGGCTATAGAAAACGCTGAGCTTACTGGAAAAGAAGTTCCAGAGAAGATCCAAAAACTATTGGACTTTATGGACGAAACAGGTGGAGACCTAGAAGACTACGTAAGACTTAACCGAGACATCGGAGAGATGGACGGTAGAGACGTGTTATTCGAATACTATAAAAACACTAAACCTCATCTATCCTCAGAAGAGGTTGACTTCTTAATGGAGGACAACTTTTCTTTCGACGAAGAGATAGATGATGAAAGAGATATTAAAAGAAAAAAATTGGCCCTCAAAGAGCAAGTTGCCGAGGCCAAGACCTACTTAGACGGGCAAAAGTCTAAATACTATGAAGAGATTAAAGCTGGAAGCAAACTAACACAAGAACAGCAGAGGGCAATTGATTTCTTCAATCGATACAATAAAGAGTCGGAGCAGACGCAAAAAGTAGCTCAACAACAGAAGTCTAGATTTAACAAGGAAACCGAGCGGGTTTTCAATGACGGGTTCAAAGGTTTTGAATATAATGTCGGGGATAAAAAATTTAGATATAATGTTAAGGACGCAGGCGAAGTAAAGGAAACCCAAAGCGACATTAATAACTTTACCAAAAAGTTTTTGGATAAAGATAACTCAATGTCAGATGCTAAGGGTTACCATAAGAGCTTGTACACAGCTATGAACGCAGACGCAGTTGCTAATCACTTTTACGAACAAGGCAAGGCAGACGCACTGAAAGACAGTGTTGCCAAGGCTAAAAATATCAACACAAGCGCTAGATCCTCTCATGGAGAAGCTCAAACTGGTGGTATGAAAGTAAGAGTACTAGGTGATGATTCCGCTTCTTTTAAGTTCAAAATTAAAAATAAAAAATAACAATTTAAAGAAAATTAAAAATGGCAATTTCAAGTTATACGCCCACAGGCAAGGATTATACTCAAAAAATTCTTGGGGCAGACAACTACTTAGACTTACAGTCAAGTGGTTGGGCACAGCAATATCTACCTGACTTAATGGAAAAAGAAGCTGAGGTGTTCGGTAATAGAACAATCTCTGGTTTCCTTTCTCAAGTTGGCGCAGAAGAGGCTATGTCAGCTGATCAAGTTGTTTGGTCAGAACAAGGTAGGTTACACCTAGCTTATGAGGGAACGATAACATCAGCAGCGGCTAGTACGGTGGAGATATCTAAAACTATGGAGGGTGTTGCGCAAACAGCTGACCACGGTATTAATGTTGGTGATATGGTATTAGTAGCAGGCGGTGGACAGACTATCACGGCGCGTGTAAGTTCAGCTCCTGATGACGATGCTAGTGTGATTCTATTACCTTATGGTTACGGTCATATGTCTGACGCAGGGTTTGTTGATGGTGACGATACTATTAAGATACTAGTATTCGGTTCTGAGTTTGGAAAAGGAACTGTTAATAAAACTAGATCAAACAAACCTGTGTTCACTTCGTTCACTAATAAACCTGTTATCATTAAAGATATGTACGAGGTCTCAGGATCTGACGCAGCTCAAATTGGTTGGGTGGAAGTTTCTGGTGAAGACGGTCAAAATGGTTACTTATGGTATCTAAAAGCTGAAGGTGATACTCGCGCTCGTTTCAATGACTACTTAGAAATGGTATGTATTGAAGCTGAGAAAAACGTTGCTGCCTCTAATATAGACACTGGCGCTGGGGCAGTAGGATCAGATGATTTGGTTGGTACTGAAGGTTTATTCAAAGCTGTTACAGATCGCGGTCATACCTCTTCTGGTATTACCGGCGTTAACGCGGCTACTGACCTAGCTGAGTTTGACGCTATGCTAGCTGCATTTGATGAGAATGGTGCTATTGAAGAAAACATGTTATTCGTTAATAGAGCCACTGCTCTAGCGATGGACGATATGCTTGCTTCTATGAATTCTTACGGTGCTGGAGGCACTTCTTACGGGGTATTCGACAACAACGAAGATATGGCTCTTAACTTAGGTTTCTCTGGATTCCGTCGTGGGTCTTACGACTTCTATAAGTCAGATTGGAAATACCTAAACGATAAGCAAACCAGAGGTGGTATTAACGCTGCCGCGACTGGTGGTGAAGCCGTTCGTGGTGTTGTTATTCCAGCTGGAGTATCTTCGGTATACGATCAACAATTAGGCAAGAACCTTAAGCGTCCTTTCCTACACGTCCGTTACCGCGCTTCTCAAGTAGAAAGTAGAAAGAACAAGACGTGGATCACGGGTTCTGTCGGGGCTGTTACATCTGATTTAGATGCAATGACTGTTAATTTCTTATCAGAAAGATGTTTGATCACTCAAGGTGCAAACAACTTCTGCTTATTGAATTAAGATTATATTTGGTGAAACTACCTCTCCTTCGGGAGGGGTAGTTTTATATTAATTTTTTATTATATTATATTATGGCTAAAAAGCAAACAAAAAAAGTAGAGGTTCAAGAACCCTACGTAGAAGAAACAATTGTAGCAGAAGTTCCAAAACCGGAACCTAGGTCAGTTGTAAAAGAAGTATCTAAAAAAGATGCTTGGGAAATTAAAGATAGATTCTATCTATTAAAAGGTAACAGCAAACCTTTAACGAAATTAATAAGAGGTTGCAACATATACTGGTTCGACGAAGATAAGGGATATGAGCGAGAACTTAAATACTGTTCAAACCAAAGAACCCCATTTGTTGATGAGATGAATGGCGAGCAGCGGCTTGAGCATATTATTTTTAGACGCGGTATTTTAAATGTTCCTAAAAATAAAACAGTTCTTCAAAGACTACTAGCTTTACACCCCGATTGTGGCAAAACGTTCTACGAGCATAAACCGGCTGTTGTTGCAAGTAACGAGATTGAAGCTTTAGAATTGCAGATCGACGCATTAAACGCAGCTAAAAACCTAGACATAGACATGGCAGAAGCTGTCATGAGGGTTGAGATTGGTTCTAAAGTGTCAGAGATG